CACGCCATCACCTGCGTGCCAGGGCCTCCGGGAATGAACCGCACGCTGCGGCCCCAGACATCGTCTACGACGACCGAGGAGCCACCCCAACCGATGCCGGCAGTTCCGTTCTCAAATCCACCGTTGATCTGGATGTTGGGGCGCGCCGCCAACTTCGCCGTCACCTGCTGGATCGCCTGAGCCCGAGCGCCCGTCTCGGTCGCTAGGGCGTTCTCCAGATCAATGATGTCGGCTTCGGTGTTCTCCGTGCGCGCCGTGAGATTTGTTATCGACGTCCCAAGGGCAGTATCGCCGTCGATGCGGAGCTGGTTGAGTTGGGACAGACGTGCCGAGAGGTTGCCCTGATCACCACGCGCCGCCGCGATCTCGGCCCCTTGGGCGTCGATGTCCGTGCGCGCCTGACTGACGAGGGCGGACACGTCGAAAATGTCGCCGAAGGCCGCAGTGATGTCGGCGTTAATCGCTTGGATGGTCGGAGCGTTAGGTGACGGGTCCAGAAGCGGCGCCGTGTAGGGACCGTAGACGTAGCGCTCCGAGTAATTCTGGTTCCGCTGGTACTGGATGGCGACATAGTAGGTCGCGCCGGGCTGGAGCCCTTCGATCGGTATGTTCGTGACCGTGGGCGGGCCTTGATAGGCTTGAGTCCATGGGCCGGTCGCAGTGGAGCCATACTCGACGATGATGGCCGTCGCGGTGTCGTTTGAGACAACGCCGGTAAGGTCGAAGCTGGGGAGGCCGCCACCGCCCGGCGCCGGCGGGCGCGGGGTGATGGTCCAGTCGCCGGCCTCAGGTGGGCTGACGTAGCGTGGATCGACCGGCGTCAAAACCTGCGGCGTCGGCGGCGTTGGATCCTGACCCAGGGCGAACGGATACTTCCCATCCGTCTCGCTGACGAACGACACCCGCACCACGCCCGTCGCCGGATCATAGTCGGTATTCAGGCACAGGCATTTCAGCCCGTTCAGGACAAAGCCCGGTTCCGTGATGGTGAAGGCGTCGCCCGGCCGGATGCGTTGCAGGTGCGGCTTCAGCGGGATCACGCCCGCGATGCCCTCGCGCGTATTGGCGATCTGGAGCGCCGCCAGCTGGGCGGCCTGGACCGCGTTCGAGACATAGGGGTAGTCGATCCCCCGCGACCGAACCGCGCCGTCTTCCTCGCGATAGCTCTCTGCCGTGACCTCGCCGTCCAGCGCGGTCATCTGCCAACGGTGCGCCGGGCTCCAGAAGCGGGGCCGCAGGGTGTTGATGCGGTCGATCCGGCTGGCGGCGGCGTCGATCTCCAGAGGCCCGGCCGTGTCGGCGGCCGAGATGGTGACGATGCTGGTCCGTGGCGCGGCGCGGCTGATGCAACTGATCTTGCCCGCGCGCTGCGAATAGATCGCTCCCCCGGCTTGGAGGAAGGACTGGAGCACCTGGTGCTTGTCGTCGTCCGTGTTCGGATAGGCCGATACGGTCCAGCCGTTGGCCTTAGCGACGTTCGACGCGGCGACGAAGGCCGGAACGTCGATGCCCGACAGCTTCGCCCCAATGCCGCCGACCTGATAGTCCGTCGTGCTGCCGTGCGCCGGCGCCCCCTTCAGCGTCGGGCCTTCCCACAGGCCCAGCGCCCACTTCAGCGCCCACAGGATGGGGCAGGTCAGCGTGACCCAGGTGCTGGAGTCGTGCAGGCGACAAGGGCCGGACCCGCCCGGATAGGTGCTGTCCAGGGTCGGGTCCCAGCCCTTCAGCCCCATCATCTGGACCAGCGGCTTGATCTCGCCGGTCGGAAACGCCGAACCCTTCGAGTTCTCCGCCATGAAGATGACGCCGGCCGCCTTGCCGGACAGCTTGTGCGCCGAGGTCCAGCCCGGCAGGGTCGCGCCGTTCTTGAAGCCGGAGGGCGTCGTCAGGGCGACCGGCGCGGGCTGATGCCCCAGGACGTAACGGAAGAACAACTCCTGCCGATAGGGCTCGGTCGTCGCGCCGCCGTTGGCGTCGAACGACATGAAGTAGTCATCGGCCTTGAACGACTCGATGGCCGTGATCGGCCCCGCGCCCGACAGGACAAACACGATGCCGTAATACATCAGGTCCGGCCCGAAGGTGTCCCGATGGATGACCGACCCGGACACGCCGACCCGCCCGGCCGCGAACGGGATCGGCCCATCGGGGTCGATCACGAACTCGAACGTCCGGCCCGACTGCCCCACCTGGGGCTGAAACACGGACAGGGCCGAGCTGATCGCCAGATTGGTCAGGGCGTTGAAGGCGACGGACTTCAACGTCGTCATCAGCGTGGCCTTGGCGGCCGTGGCGGCGGCCGCCGGTGCGGCGGCAGCGACAGCGCTGGCGGCGGCTGGCAGGAGATGCGGCACTCAGACCCTCCAGGCGCAGATGAAGAGGTGGGGGATCATCGGCTCGATCTGGTTGGTCGCTGGGTTCAGACCGAGTACACGGCCGTTATCCAGCGCGACTGTCAGAGAGCAGCCGAAACCGTTGGCGTCATCGGTCGGCATGGCGATGATGTCGCCGGGCAGGGCGGCTGCGGGCGGAATCCGCTCCAGACCCATCATGTCCATCAGTGTGACCAGATCGCCGGCGCCCATCTTCCTCAGGTAGCGCAGCGCGGCGGCCCAGCTTTTGTGGCGGGAGGCGGTCAGCAGCTTGGCGGATCGACCTTGTTTGTGCAGCGCGTGCGCCGCCAATTTTCCGCAGTCGCGCACGCCCGGCTCGACGGGCTTATAGGCGAACCGGTCCATACAAGCCTGCGTCGCCGCAGCCCGTTTCAGCATCGTGGTCATGGATCAGTCCCTAGTCGGGCAGGAAGAGCACGAAGGACTTCAGCAGGCGCTTGAACACGCCGGGGTTTTCCGGACGGCTCCGCCATTCCTTCTTGCGGGTCACACCGTCCACGAACGAGAGGCCCAACTCGCCGGGCCAGATCAGCTGATGGAAGGCGTTGTTCAGTCGCCAGTCCGCGTTCGGTTCCAGCTGGCGCTCCGCCTGGGTGCCGCACTCCAGCGTCAGGGCCCAACCCTCAGCGTCCACGGACAGGCGCGGCTTGTCGATCTCGCCGTCGAACTTCAGTTCAGGAGCACCGATCAGCAGGCCCGTGACCGGATCGATCACGCCTTCCCACCACTGAAACCGACCGCCCTGCACATTGGGCGAGCCGAGAGCCGCCGCCGCCAGATCGGACGCAGGCAGGATTTCGACATCCACGCGCGGTGTGCCGCTGTCGGCCCCGTCCTTGGCGTTCCCGACCCGGCTCAACACGCCATAGGTCGGATGCCGCCCCAGATAGGTTTCGACACCCTCGCCCTCGCCGGCGTCGAACAGGGCGAACCCGCCGTCCGTCAGGCACAGCGCCTCGCCCGGCAGTTCGAACCGAACCAGAGTGCATTTGATCGGCGCGGGCTGCTGAAACGCCGCGACAAGAGCCGCGTCCATCTCAGTCCCGCTCCTCGATCGTGAACTTCAGGCCCAGCGCCGACAGGGTGGACAGCGACGCCGATTGATTGGCGGGAACCAAACCCTCGACCATCGGCGTCGCTAGTTCGACCGTAGCGCCGTCGATCGTGGGCCTGCGGAGAAGCGTCGTGATCGGCACTTGGGCCTTGCCCGCGCCGTCCGCCACCACATCGGCCGCGACCAAATAGAGATAGCGCTGACCCGCCAGGACCAGCGACATCCACTTGCCCTTGGCGATCGGCACGGCCGGAGTCAGCCCCCGCACCGGAACCACAGATCCGGCCGCAACGCCGTCCATGACGGGCGAGCCGTAGGGGCGGCTGGGGATGCGGTCGGGCACGGGCATGACCACCGGCTCGCGCTTTCCACGGGTCAGGTCGGCGAAGAGGCCCATGCCGCAGGCGCGGGCGTCCAGGGCCGGGATAGTCACGTCCCACGCCCAGTGATCGCCCTTCCGCGCTAGGGGTTGAAGCGGTCCCCCGAACGCGGGACGCAGCACATTTCCCGCAGCGACTTCCCGAAACTCGTAGGTGGTGGTCTCAGGCAGAGCCTGGAGCTGGATCGTCATTTCAGGCGATACCTCCGGGCCGCGTTGGCCTGAGATTGGTCCAGGCGAGATTGAGCGACGGCCTGTTCAGCACCGCGCCGCGCCGCCGCCTCCGCAATGGCCGCCACGGCGGCGTCACCGTTGGCGCCGGACACATCCACCGTGATTGCGATCGCACCGCCGCCGCCTCGGCCGACGCCCGTCTGAAGGCCACGCATCTGACCATTGGTCAGGATCGAGCCGTTCATGCCGGGCACGAACCACTCGCTCTGAGGGTTGTTGTGGTTGACCTTGTAGGCGCGGCCGGCCGTGACAGGACCACCGGTCGCACGGGCGCCGCCGCTGAAGAAGGAGCCTATGCCGGAGGCGATGGTGTTGAGGAGGCCGCCCTTCTTGTCGCCGCCGACGTTCGATATCAGGTCAAAAAGATCATCTGCCAGATTGTCCAGCATCCGGTTCGTGAAGCGGTCCGCCAGGCCCTCGAAGAACCCGCCGACATCGCCATCAATGGCGGCCCGGATGCCGTCGCTGAACGCAGTGCGAAACTCGTCGCGCATCCGGCCGGAGCGGTCGGCGGCGTCGAGAGCGTCAAACTCCTGTCCCGCTTTGGCGCGCGCCTCCTGTTCGGTCATCGAGAGACGCAGGGCCATCAGCTCGTTCGTCCGCTGCTCGACGTACAGCCTGCGCTCGGCGTCGCGGATTGCGCCTTCCTCTCCTCGGAGTCCCGCCAATTGAGCCTCGATCTGAAGTGCATCCAGCAGTTGGTCGTTCAGAAGGCGTTGATAGTCTGCCTCGCGCTCAAGCTGGCGCTGTCGCCCCTCAAGGATCTTATCGACATCCTCTTCGGCCTTTGCCCGCTCCTGAATCAACGCCTCGGCCTGATTGAGCAGGGACAGATGCTCCAGCGCCCTGGCGTTGGCGTCCGCATAGCCGGCATCCAGATAATCGGCCGTCAGCTGAGCAAGCGTTTGGCGCTCCTCGGCGGCCTTGATGGACGCTTCGTCGCCCGCAGCACGGGCTTGGACGATTGCGAGTTCCTGCGCGAGTGCGGCCCGCCTTTCGGCCTGGCGCTCGGCAGCAGCGGCGCCGGATCTGCCCGAGCCGCCACCGGGCGCGCCGGGGCGGCGCTGGGCGTCGGAAAGTCCGAAGTCGCCAAGCTGACTAAGTGCCGCCCGCGACGCGGCGTCCGCCTCGCCAAGCGCCTTGTCCTGCTCGGCCTTCGCCGCCGCAGCATCGCGCGCCTGTATCTGCTGCTGGAGCGCTGCGACGCGCTGATTAGCGGCGGCAAGCCCTTGCCGCTGCTGCTGAACTACACGTGACGATTTCAGGAAGGTGTCGTTGGCGAGGGCCTGCGCCTGGTCACGATTTTTGACCGCTTGTTCAAGTTGCCTCTGAAGATCGTCGCCACGGTAGGGCGCAGGAGCAAAGCTTCCGGTCCCGACGAGAAGACCGGCGCCCAGGGCCGCCGTCCCGAGAACGCCGCGGCCGGCTATGCCGCCGACGCCACCACCGCCTCGGCCACCTCCGGCTCCAGGGGTCGAGCCCAAGGCAGCCAGCGCCGCGCGGGCCGCTACTGCAGCCGCGATCAAAGACCGAATGCCCGTGATCGCAGCCCCAACCGGGCCAGAGGCGGCCACGAAAGCCAACAGAGCTAAGCCCGCGGTCTGCGTACCTTCTGGCAACTTGTTGAAAGCATCGAGAGCGTTCGACGCCCAAACCAGCACGTCCTTCGCAACGGGGAGAAACTTGCGGCCGAAATCCTCCGCCGCCTTCGTGAACTCGGCGCGCGTCCGCTTTTCCTGCTCGGCCAACTGGTCGCTTTCGCGTGCGACTTGCCCGTGCATGTCGGCGCTCTGCCGCATGATGATGTTGGCGCGGGCGATAGCCTTGGCGCCTTCGGACGCCTGCTCTGCGTTGCCCTTGAACCCCAGCCGGAGCAGCTCGGCCTTCGTAGCAGTCTCGTTGACCACGATGCCGAAGCGCTTGAGGGGTTCAGTTTCGCCAGTAAGCCCCGAAATCACAGCGCGGAAGGCTTCGGCATCCTCCACGTTTGCGAACGCGCCGATATCCAGAGATCGGCGTTGCAGCTGATCGACAATCTTCAGAGACTGCTCGGCATCCACCCCCAACGCAGTTAGAACGCCCCTCATCCGAGTGAAGTTGTCCTTCACATCGGTTTCTAGGCGCCCAAACTCTTCGCTGATCTTCAACACCGCAGCCTGGGCTTCCTTCGGCATGTCGCGGAAGACCTGCTGGAATGCGCCGTCAACGGCCTCTGCGCGCTTCGCGGCGTTCAGAGAAAAGCCGACGATGGCGCCGAGCGCGACGGTCGATGCAAGCTGTATTGGACGATAGAAGTCGTTTGCGACGTCGCGGCCAGCGTCCTTCCAGTCCTTCTTGATCGCGTTAAGCGTCTTGCGCGTCTCGGCCTGCGAGCCGTACAGCGCCTTGTTCATCTTCTTGATCTGGCGCTCAAACTGTTCCGCGTTGGCTTCAACGCGGACCAGAAGTCTCTCGATCTCGTCGGCCATGAAGCCTCCTTGTGGAGGCTGTAGCCTCCTACGGTAGGTCGCGCCCCGCCCAGTTGTTGCCCAGTTTCTCCCGACACCATCCGTCCAACGCCGCGCTCATCACCGGTCGGCCGTCGTCAACGATCAGGGTCTTGCTGTCTTCGCGGTAGACAAGATCGGCGCCCGCTCGTCTGGCGCACACCGCTCGTTCGCGGATGCCTTCGACAATCACCGCGTCGGTTAGGGAGGAACCCGCTGCTGCGCGAGCCGCCGCAAAGAGGTCAGCGTCGTGGTCGAGGGGCGCCGATGAGCGGAAGTATTGATTGTAGGCGCAGGGAGCGACGACGAAGAGCAGAAGCGCAGCAAGCGCGATATTGCGAAGGGTCTTCATGGCTCGTCCTCCTGAGCCTAAGACCTAGCCGCTTTCACCGCTCGTTCAAATGCCTCTATGGACGGGGCGCCGGCCTTCTCCTCGACACCCTGCGCCTTGCGCCAGCCCCGATGCGCCTCGCTTAGCTGCCAGAGACTGCTTTCGCGGACCTCTTTCGGGGAGAGTCCGATTTGCGCACCAGCGGCGTAGAGTCCTGCGAAGCGGATTTTTCGGCGGGGGAGGGGTCTTTCGCCCCCGCTTGTTGCTCCCCCGACGGGGTGTCCTCGTCGGGAGCGCCGACCAGGGCCGCGGCGAGGATGCCGAGGACGAGCGGCTTCAGCGAAGCCAGATAGCCCTCCGCAGCATATCGGGCCTGCATAGCCAAAGCGCGCATCGGGTCCATACCGCCACGGATCAAGCCGATGCGAATGGGCTCCCTTAGGTCGGCGATGCGCCAGTTGCCGTTTGAGACCCGGTGATAAAGCTCTTCGGGTCCGGCGTCGGTCTTCTCCTGCAACTCCTCCAGACCGCCGATGTCGAGGACGAAATCGTAGACTCCGTCCCCGAACGGAGCCCGGTACTTGGCGCTGCGGCTCATCAGGCGCCGGCCGTGATGGTCGGCTCGTCGGCCTGGACCAGAGTGACCGAGGCCGTGGCGTATTCACGGGCATTTCCGGTGATCGAGAACTCGGTCAGGATGTAGGGGCCGGCGATCTGGAAGGAGCCGGCCTTGCGGACGCGGCAGTTGATCGTTTGACCTACGCGGTTCAACCAGGCCAGCACCGACGCGGAATGCAGGAGGCCTTCGCCGCTGATCGTGCTGTCGGTCGAGTCCGTGCGCCGCATGGTCTTGGGCGGCTTGGACGGATCGGTGCAGTTGGGGATCTGCTGATCGGTCGTGGTCGCCGTGCGGTTGAACCCGCGCGAGCCGTTGATCATGCAGTCATGGGCGAAGACCTCGGGGTCCGCACCGTCGCCGAGCTGGACGAGGATTTCCTCGCCCGAGACGACGCTCACGAAAACGTCCGACATTCGGATGCCTTTCTCTGTCGAAGAAACCCCCGAGGGGGCGGGATGGCCCGCAGGGCGGGATCAGGCGGCCTTCTTCAGGCCGTAGCGCAGGCGAAGGAGGGCGCGGCTGGTGAGGCCGTCCTGCTCGCGCTGATAGGACAGGCGCTCGACCCGGTGCGTCACCACCTCGAAGCCTGCGACGGCGAGTTTGGTGTTCAGCAGGGCCGCAGCGCGAGCGCCGATGCGCTTCACCTCCGGATAGCCGACCTCTCGGGACCACCCGTTCAGGTCGATAAAGCAGTCAGAGGGGCCGACGCAGGCCGTACCTTCATCGGTCGTATCGGCTGAGCCGAAACTCAGGTACGGAAACGGCCCTTGCGGAATGCCGTCCACATTGACCGGAACGCGGTCGAAGATGCGACCGGCGATCAGGGTGTCTAGCTCTGCGTCGGCCTTGACCGCCGCGACGATGGCGGCCTGAAGCGGAAGCTGCGGGTCGATCATCGGGCGGCCTCCGCCTTGATGGCGCGGCGCATGGCGTTGGCGATCCGGCGCTTCACCTTGCGCTGATTTGCCCGAACCACTGGATAGAACGAAGGGCTGGCCTCGACGTGTCGGCCGTTGGCGGCAAGGTGTCCAAGCTCGACACGCGGCGCCTTCGGGCGGCCCTTCGCATCCTTCGCGTCGCTGATCACGACATAAGACACTTCGCCAAGGCGGCCCTCTTCGACGTGGATATGGTCGCGGACCTGTTCTCCGTTGTTCGGATCGTCATCCCGAGGTGCGATCCGGCGCATCTGGGCCGCCATCTCCTCTGCTTGAAGAAAGGCCTCCTGGCCCGCCGCCTTGCGGACGGCTGGGGTCATGGCCGACAGCTTGCGGGTCAGACGTTCGACGCCTTCAAGGCCGCCCTTAGCCATCGGCGCCTCCTGACACGGCCTGAATCAGCAACCACGTTCGGTCGCCGTCCATGTCGCCGATGAACCCGATATTGAAGGTGCGCGAGGTGTCCCGCTGGTCCACCATTCGGTCGCCGGTCTGGAGCGAGCGGGTGCCGCTGTCTGACCTGACCCAGCAATCCCACTGCACACGCCCCGAGAGGCGGTCGGATTGCACCGCCTCGCTGCCCCGCGTGGGAAGCAGGCTCGCCGCGCGGCTGATCCCCAAGGGCTCCCAGCCCTGGACCGGGTTTCCGTAGGCATCCGACCCCTCGGCCCGACGCTCGAAATAGACCCGCTGGCGCAGATCGCCCGCACCCTTAGGCTTCGGCATCGGTATGCTTCGCCTTCGGGAGTGAGCCGCCCTTTCGTCCGTCCTGGTCATGGTCCAGCGGGTCGGAGGCCACCTCCTCGCCAGCGCCAGCCTGGACCGCCGCCTCACCACACTCGCGCTTGACGGTGTAGATGCCGTCCTTGTTTGCGCCACCGGCAGCGCGATAGGCGATCAGCACGCGCGGCTCTTCGGACGGAATGTAGTCGAACGATTCAGTGAAGCGGACGCGCATGGCGATCTCCTCAGACCCGAAGCCAGCGGTACGGGTCGATCAGGTTTCGGATCGGCGATCCATCAGACAGCACCGGCTCGCGATTCGCGTAGAGATCGCCGAGCGCCAGCAGCGCGGCGGCCTTGAAGGCCGCGACAGCGGCGCCGCCAGGCACAAGCGCGAGGTTGCAGTATTGCAGCACACGGCTGACTGCGGCATCCGCGTAAGTGCTGATCAAGGCGTCGTCGTCACTATGATCGACGCGCAGATGTTCCTTGGCCTCTTCGAGGGTGAACAGCGGGCCGGTCTCGGTGACGACGACGTTGAGCATGG